GTGAAATCCCTCACAAATTTTTAATTTATGAAAAAACTGTTAGTTTTTAAAAAAGGCTCCGCGCGGGGTAATAAACTGCCCATGTCTAAATTTTTGACGAAAGCTATTAATGGCTTGTTTTCCGTAAAAGGAAGACGGGCACAGTTGGACTGGTTCTTTCGAATCAGTTCAGTTGTGCTTGGTCGTAGATCTACAAGCATGTGTCGAGTGAACCTTCACTTTGTAAGACGTTGCCAGCATATTGCAAAAACCAATAATGTGCGCTTTCTGGTGAAATACCTGAAGGCGTGTCATGTTTTAGTAATGCAGTCTGCTGCCGGGATGAAAATCCCGGCCTCCCAGTCTCTGGGGGTGGCCGTGTCCCGAACAAGGGGAGGGATACCAAGGGTCGTTCCTGCGTTATTGCGGGAACGGATCCGGGGGGGTGATGCAAAGGCGATTCGGTGATCCCTGACTCTTTTGTCCGTTTATCGGATATTAGAGTTTCCGGGAGTACCTAATCTTCTGAGTATTACAGCCCCTGGTGCGGATTGGTCAAGGTTGATCCCTGAGGCGACCCGAGCAATCGAGTTGTTTTGGCGGCTTCGGCCTTGAGCCAACTGATCCTTGGGGAAACTGATCTTCAAGCCTTTTCTCATAGACAAGGTGTCCTCGACTTCTGACGCGACCGGAGAGACTCAAAAGTCCACCTCCGTGTTCGGGTTAGTTCGAGCTGCCCATGCATGAATGGAAGGGTCGTTCGACACTATCGAGAGATGGTGCAACGATACTGGAAATGATTTGCTTCTTGAGTACATCTTTTTCATGTCTGAGGAGCCGGTCACTTGAAAAGTGGCTAGCCTTGGACGGTTAGGATTTAAGCAGGAAGCGGCAGGAAAGGTTCGGGTCTTCGCTATGGTCGACGCAATGACGAATTGGTTGTTAAAACCTCTTCACGATTTGCTGTTCGACTATCTCAGAGGAATTGATCAAGATGGGACTTTCGATCAGTTGGCGCCAGTTACGAAGTTGCAGCAGAAAGGGCATCGCTCTTTCTGGTGTTACGACTTATCTAGTGCCACTGACCGTCTTCCCGTCAAGCTACAAGTCTTGCTCTTGCGGCCCTATCTAGGGTCGCTGGCGGACGCGTGGGCCAGCTTACTTATAGATCGTCCTTATACTTACCCAATGGGCAAAGGTAAAGTCGGTTCCGTTAAGTATGCGGTTGGTCAGCCTATGGGAGCATTGTCCTCTTGGGCGATGCTTGCGTTGACGCATCATTTTATCATTCAGTGGGCAGCTATGCGATCAGAGGCGGGTAACCGCCGCTGAGGACACGGCTTCTCATTGCCTGGTAAAGTGATGTTCAGTTTCCGTTGGTTCGAGCACTATGCCGTCTTAGGTGATGACGTTGTCATTGCTGACGGGCGGGTAGCGCGGGAGTATGTAGCCTTGATGTCCGAACTTGGCGTCGGAATAGGCTTGGCAAAATCGCTGATCTCCAAGCGTGGAGGTCTAGAGTTTGCTAAGCGTTATTTCGTCGCTGGGGTCGATGCATCCCCCGTTCCTTTCAAGGAGCTTTTTGCAGCCCGGGGGAGTATATCGTCTCTTGTGCACTTTGGGGTCCGTCATGGACTTCGTCTTGCGCAATTGCTCGATATACTTGGCTATGGATTCCGTGTTAAAGCTCTCTTGTCGAAACCGCTAACGCGGCTTCCACGGAGGGTGAAGAACTTAGTGTTGATGGTGATGGCGCCTCGCCCAGGAGTTAATTCGCTGATTTCTTGATTAATGCTTCACAGTATTGATCGGGATACTCATAAGTCGAATTGACTTTCTGTTCTTTGAGGTTACATTGCTTTTCAGCAGAACCGTTTAGGAGACGCTCTAGAGGCAAAGCAGGCACAGTGAAATGTGTTTGCTAAGGCTATGGGTCACCTCCAAGATGGCGGGTTCTTTAAGGGCAGCAGCGGTCTGGATCTTGATTCTGAAAAGTCTCAGTTCAACGTTGGCATGCCTACTTTAATGCAGGAGCAACTATCGGATAGAACCAAAAGCATGATCTCGATGGTGCTGTATTTCGAGAAGATCCAACGGGATCATCTTGAGCTGCAGCGAATCGAGGAGGAGCTTACGGATATTTACAAGTGGGCGATGGATCTCCAGTTAAAATGGTCGGATATTCCTCTAATCCTAGAGGACATCCACATCCATTTCTGTCGAATCGAGGACTCGCTTGCACTTATCCGGATAGTGGATCCAGCGACGGGGGAGTTACGACCGCAAGACGATGATAAAGTCTTGCTTAGTAATCCTCTATTGATGGCTAAGCTATGGGGACGACTTAATTCTTTATTGAGAAGTCCTCAAGAGCCTTCGCTATTGGCTAGATTGGTGCCTGAGTTGGGTACTGATTCAAGCGATAGTAGTCGGTCTGATCCTAGGTGAACAGGCTCTAAGCCCCAGCAGTAGACTAGTGTAGTCTCGACAGGAGGATGAGGGCGTGTCCACTTTGGTGACGGTAAACGAAGTGCGATTGGTAATTGATGCTTTACACATGCAGCATAGATTGAACACCCCAGATGGGACCACATAGTGGTTTCCGGATGGACAAATAATGAAGTGCGCCTGAG